CTGTAACAAGTAATTATACTTTATCAACAAATACAAATGGAATGTCTGTAGGACCTATTACATTAAGTGGTGGTGTTACAGTTACTATTCCTTCAGGACAACGATGGGTGGTATTATAATATGGCTTCAATAATAAATGCAGATACAAGTGGTGGATTAAAATTAACTTCTGATACATCGGGTGAGATAGAGTTCCAATCCGCAGGAACTAAAATTGCATCATTAACAGCAGGTGCTTTGGAAATACCTACAGGAACAACTGCACAAAGACCAGGAAGTCCAACTACTGGAATGACAAGATACAACACAGATACAGGTCAAATGGAGATTTATAATGCTACATATAATACATGGAATGTAGCAGGAATTCCTGGTAGTTCTTATGATATAGAATATCTAGTGATAGCAGGTGGCGGTGGTAGTCCTAACGTTGCTGCGGCTGGAGCGGGTGGTTATAGAGCTTCATCATTATCAGCTCAACCTGGCTCTACACATACAATTATTGTTGGGGCAGGTGGGGCAATTCAAACCGTTGGTGATGATTCTGTATTTTCTACTATCACATCTCTTGGTGGGGGTAGAGGTGGTATACCAAATACAGTTAATTATATAGGTGGAACAGGTGGTTCAGGTGGTGGAACATCCTATTCTTCTGGAGGTACTGCAGTCACCTCTGGCGGCGGTGCTGGAACGGTTGGTCAAGGTAATAATGGTGGTGGTCATGCTGCTTGGGCTGGTGGTGCTGCTGGTGGAGGCGGGGGCGGAGCAGGAGCAGCTGGAACTACAAGTACTGCTGGTGGAATAGGTGGTAACGGAGGCAATGGTTTAGCGTCATCAATTACAGGCTCATCAGTTACTAGAGCTGGCGGCGGTGCTGGCTCTGGAGAAAGTGGAAATGGAACAGCAGGTACAGGTGGTGGTGGTGCAGTTAATTCTAATGGAACTGCAAATACAGGAGGCGGAGCTGGGGCTGGAAGTCGTACAGGCGGTTCTGGTGTAGTTATACTTTCTCTACTTACTGCCAACTATTCAGGGACAACTACTGGAAGTCCTACAGTAACTACATCAGGTGCTAACACTATTTTACAATACACATCATCAGGTAGCTATACAGCTTAAGGAAAAACTATGGCATATTACGCAAAAGTAAATAACGGAATAGTAGAACAGGTCATTGTTGCAGAGGCAGACTTCTTTGATACCTTTGTAGATTCAAGTCCTGGTACTTGGTTACAAACATCTTACAACACACACGCTAATCAGCATCCAAAAGGCAGACCTTTAAGAGGTAATTATGCTGGAGTAGGTTATACCTATGATGCAACTAACGATGTATTCCACGCACCACAACCTTATCCATCATGGACACTAAACGAAACTACATGGACATGGGATGCTCCAGTAGCTTACCCAGATGATGGAGAAGAATATGTCTGGAATGAAGAAACTTTAACTTGGGAAAATAAATAATGGCTGATATAGTATTAACAGGAAACACGTCTGGAGCTATTACAGTTGCAGCTCCCGCAGTAGCAGGAACAAATACACTTACTTTACCTGCAAGTACAGGGACAGTGCTAACAGATACTGCACCTAAAGCGGGGAATGTATTACAAGTAGTACATTATTTATGGCAATCAAATGTATCAACAACAAGTACATCTTATGTAGACAGTGGAATAACAGCAACAATAACACCATCAAGCACAAGTAGTAAAATATTAGTAATAGGAAGTGCAAATGCAGTATTTACAGCAGCAGTTAATACTGGTGTTAGAATTGGTTTATTTAATGGAGCTACAGAATTAACCACTCCAGCTTTCTATGCAGGATATGATACAGCATCAACAGATAATCAAAGAAATGTTCCTTTTTCAAATTTACATAGCCCTTCTTCTACATCTGCTCAAACTTATATAATTAAGTTTTATCGTAATACAGGTTCAGGTAGTGTTGCTATTGGTGCAAATGATTCTAATTCATTTATAACACTTATGGAGATTGCAGGATAATGAATAAACACGAAGCAATATATAAACTTTATCCTAGCGTAGTCACTATTCGTGGTGATGTTGCTTATGATAAAGATGATAAAGAAGTAACTTACAACAACAATGCTGTTGAAACAGAGATAGCAAAGCACTCATACAAACAACAAAGAGTTTCTGCATATCCAACATGGCAAGAGCAACTAGATAATATATACCACAATGGGATTGATGCTTGGAAAGCAGATATTAAAGCAATTAAAGACAAGTATCCAAAGGGGAATAAATAATGAGTGTAGCAATTAACGGAACTAATGGAATTACATATAATGATGGCTCATTACAATCCTCTGCTATAGGTAAGAATCTTATCATCAATGGTGCAATGCAAGTGGCACAGAGGGGAATAAGTGAGACAGGTAAAGGTGCAGATGCAGGATATTTTACTGTAGACAGAATGTATTATTTTGAGAATGGTACAACTGATGTAAGGTTTACACAATCACAATCAACAGATGTTCCTACTGGTGAAGGTTTTGCTAAATCTTTAAAGTTTGATTGCACAACAGCAGATGCAAGTTTAGCTGTAGATAATCAATTAACTTTAAAATACAGAATAGAAGGTCAAGATATTCAACAGTTAAAATGGGGTACTTCTAGTGCTGAAAAGATAACTTTAAGCTTTTATATAAAATCTACAAAAACAGGAACTTTTATTGTAGAACTCTCAAGAGAATCAAGAAAAATATCACAGGCTTATACAGTTTTTTCTTCTGATACTTGGGAAAAGAAAACTTTAACTTTTGATGGTGATACAGGTGGTTCTGTAATTACAAATGATTCTTCCAATAGATTAGAAATAAATTTTTATATGGGTGTTGGTACAAACTATTCTTCAGGAACACTGGAAACTACTTGGACAGGAGGTACTAATGCTGATAGAGCAGTTGGTCAAGTAAATGCTTTTGACAATGCATCAAATAATATTTTATTTACAGGCATCCAACTAGAAGTAAATACAACTGCAACACCTTTTGAACACTTACAATATGGACAGCAGTTAGCTTTATGTCAGAGGTATACAAGAGTTTATGGTGGCACTGGGGCAAATGAGTATATCTCAATAGGGGCAGCAAGTGGTACTACGACAGCAAACTTTGTCATACCCACAATCTCAATGCGAGCAACGCCAACTCTCACTGTGTCAGCCGTTGCAAATTGGCAAGTAGGTAATGCCTCCTCAATCACTTGCACTGGGATTTCCTTGACCAATTCTTCCCCACATTCAATTAACTTGGATGTAACGGTGTCTAGTGGTTTAACGTCTGGTCACGGTTTATACATGAGAGCAGCAAGTACTACGGACGCAAGATTAACTTTAAATGCGGAGTTATAAACTATGTATAAAAAATATAATGACCCATTAACAAATCAAGAAGCAAATGTAATTATTAGATTGTCAGATAATGCAAGTATACCATTTGACCCAGCTAACACAGACTACCAAGAATATTTACAATTCCTTGCAGATGGTGGTGTGCCAGAGCCAGCAGATGAAACTTAATCCAGAAGAAACTATACACCATCAGGAGCAATTGAATGACACCAGAGGAAATTAAAGAACTGAATAAGCAAGCGATGAAGGAAGGCTTACAAGAGTGGTTAGATAAAAAGTTTATGGAGTTTGGGAAATGGAGTCTTAAAGGTATTACAGCAATGGCTCTCGTTGGGCTAGTTTATCTTTGGGCAGCGTCTCATGGATGGGTAGTCAAATGATGTATTTATTATGGTTTATAGGTGGTGCAATCACTTGGGAATTTTATGGTAGAGATTTATGTATCTCACTAAAGGAGAAGGTATGCAGTATATTAAAAAAATTACGCTAGTAGCATTACTCTTTATAAGCACTATAGTCTTTGCAGAGCAATATCAAGTTTATTATTTGAATCCCAATACAAGGATAGTGCTAGCTAAAACTCCATGTGATAATAATGAGAGGGGCTTTAGAGCAGCAGCACAGAATACTAACCACTCTTTCGTTAAAGGATGTTGGACAGTAACGCCTGAAAATATGATACACATAACTTGGAAGGATGGAGATTTTAGTGTCTTTAGTCCGGATATGTTTAGAGCAGTCGTGGAATCAGAAATGGTAAGACAATATAAATGAGCATACTTACACATCTAATTCCAATTGTATTAGGATTTTTTGCTAAGCTAATGGCTATTAAATCACAACAAGCTCATGAGCAACACCAACTTATGCTTGAAGCGTTAGCAGCTAAGTCTGTAGAGATAGATAAAGCGAGAGAGCAATCTAATAAAGAATCACCAATGGCTGCTTGGAATCGAAGAATACTAATGTTTTTTATTTTAGCATTAGTTGCAGTATATCCAATAGCAGGTTTATTTGATATACAAACTGTAATACCAATAGACATTCCTAAATCTAGTTTTTTGTTTTTTGAATGGGGTGGTGGTACAGAATTTAAAACAGTAGACGGACTATATAAGTTTGATGAAATATTCAAATGGGCAACAATGATAGTTGAGTTCTACTTTGGTGGACAATTAGCAAAGGGGAAATAGTTATGCCAGAAGTAAACGGAAAGAAGTATCCATATACAAAAGTAGGAATGAAAAAAGCAGCAGAAGCCAAAAAGAAAATGATGGCTAAAAAGAAAAAAGCTAAGAAAAAATAATGGAGAACTTCTGATGGTACGAAGAGTAATGGTAAAAAAAGATACCTTCCTGATGCGGCTTGGAAATCTTTATCAGCGTCTGAAAAGAAAGCTACTAACGCTGCCAAAGCGAAGGGTAATAGCAAAGGTAAACAGCATGTGGCACAACCTAAAAAGGTAGCAAAGAAAACAGCAAAATATAGAAAAGGATAACATGACTCAGATTGACCAAATCAGAGAGGCTGCAGAAGCAGACCTACTTACATTTATTAAATTAGTAGCACCACACTTATTACTTGGAGCAGTACATGAAGAGTTAATAAGTTGGTGGGGTAGAACAGATAGAAAAGATAATCAGTTAGTATTACTTCCTCGTGGACATATGAAGAGTAAACTAGCTGCATATAGAACAGCATGGTATGTAACTAACCATCCTGAGACTACTGTATTGTATGTATCAGCTACAGCAGACTTAGCAGAGAAACAGTTATATGCTATCAAACAGATAATTGATTCCCCTATATATCGTAGGTACTGGAGTAACATGATACATCCAGAGGAAGGAAAACGAGAGAGGTGGGCAGTAGCTGAAATAGCTGTTGACCACCCACAAAGAAAGCTAGAGGGGATTAGAGATGCAACAGTTAAAGCAGTTGGGCTTACAAGTAATACAACTGGCTTTCATGCCGATATTGTTGTTCTTGACGATATTGTTGTACCTGGTAATGCTTATTCTGAAGATGGTAGAGAGAAAGTAGCAAATGCTTATTCACAATTAGCATCTATTGAGAATCCAGGCGCAGAAGAATGGGTAGTAGGAACTAGGTATCATCCTAAAGATATATATGATACTATGATTAATATGAAAGAAACTCACTATGATAATGAAGGTGATGTAGAATCTGAAATAGAAGTGTATGAGTTATTTCAAAGAGTAGTAGAAACAGATGGTGAATTCTTATGGGCTAAGAGAGCACGTAAAGATGGTAAATCATTTGGATTTGATGCTAAAGAGTTGGCAAGAATTAAAGCAAAATATATTGACACTACACAGTTTTATGCTCAATATTACAATGACCCTAATACTACAGAAAGTGCTAGGATAAACTCAGATAACTTTCAATACTTTGATAAAGCTGCTTTGAATGTTAAAGATGGTGATTGGTATATACGAGATAGAAAACTAAATATATATGCTGCAATTGACTTTGCGTTTAGTTTACGAAGACAAGCAGATTATACTGCATTAGTAGTTGTTGGTGTAGACCATCAAGCTAATTATTATGTATTAGATATAGATAGATTTAAAACAGAAAAGATTGTAGACTACTATCAACATATATTAAAGTGTTGGGAAAAGTGGGGATTTAGAAAGATAAGAGCTGAGGTTACAGTAGCACAACAAACCATCGTTAAAGAGCTCAAGGACAGTTATCTTAAACCAAATGGTATCCCACTATCAGTTGATGAATTTAGACCTACTAGAAGCTTAGGAGACAAAGCACAGAGGGTAGGTGCAGTACTAGAACCAAAGTATGATAATTTACAAGTTTGGCATTATAAAGGTGGTAACTGTCAAACATTAGAAGAAGAGTTAGTAATGGTACATCCACCTCATGATGATATTAAAGATGCACTATCTAATGCTATGGCAATATCATTAGCTCCTAAACTTAGAATGACACAAGGTTTAGGATTTAATAAACCTTTACCAACTCATAGTAGATTTGGTGGTATAACACATTAAGGAATAAATTATGGCAGGTGAAGTAGCTGAAATAGAACAAGCGATTGGACAAGAGAATCTAGCAAGAGTAATGGCTGGACTCTATAATCAATGGTGGATTCAAAGAAGAGAAAAAGAAACAGAGTGGAGAGAGTTAAGAAACTATCTTTTTGCTACTGATACTACAACTACAAGTAATAGTACACTCCCCTGGAAGAATAAAACTACCTTACCTAAACTTACACAGATTAGAGATAACTTACATGCAAACTATATGGATGCATTGTTTCCTAATGATAATTGGATGAAGTGGGAAGGAGCTTCTAGAGAAGATTCTACTATTAAAAAAAGACAAGCTATTGAGGCTTATCTAAAAACTAAACTAAAAGAATCTAAGTTTAGGGAAGAAGTAAGTTTACTAATTTATGATTATATTGATTATGGTAATGCTTTTGGTGAAGTAAGATATGTTAATGAAGAACATGTAGACCCTATAACAGAAGAAACTATTACAACATATAATGGACCTAAACTAAAACGTATATCACCATTTGATATTGTATTTAATCCTGTAGCTAGTTCTTTTGCTAAGTCACCTAAGTTTACAAGATATGTTAAATCTGTAGGTGAGTTAAAATTAGATGTAGAACAAAGACCTGATTTACAATATAAAAAATCAGCTTTTGATAAAGCATTAGACATTAGAAACTCTATATCTATGTTTAGACAAGAAGATATTAATAAAGCTGACGCATATATAGCTGATGGCTTTGGGACACTACAAGAATATTATCAGTCAGGTATGGTAGAAGTACTAGAGTTTGAAGGAGACTTCTATGATAAAGATGAAGAAAAGTTATACAAGAATAGAATCATTACTATTATTGATAGAAACTATATAATACGTAATATAGAAAATCCTAGTTATATAGGACAAGATAGTAAGTCTCATGTAGCTTGGAGAAAAAGACCAGATAACTTATATGGTATGGGACCTCTAGATAACTTAGTAGGTATGCAATATAGACTAGACCATTTAGAAAATGCAAAAGCAGATGCTATGGATTTAACTATACATCCACCTATGGTAATTAAAGGTGAAGTAGACCCATTTGAATGGGGACCTGAAACAACTATACATTTACAAGAAGATGGTAATATTACTATGTTACCTCCTAACCCTGCAGCGTTCCAAGTTAATAATGAGTTAGCTGCTTTAATGAATAGTATGGAACAAATGGCAGGTGCTCCTAGAGAAGCTATGGGTATTAGAACTCCAGGAGAGAAGACTGCTTTTGAAGTACAGTCTTTACAGAATGCTGCTGGTAGAATATTCCAAAATAAAGTTAATCAATTTGAAGTAGAGTTCTTAGAACCTATTTTAAATACAATGTTAGAAACAGCTAAACGTAATTTAGATTTACCTGAACTAGCTAAAGTATATGATGATGACTTTGGAGTACAAGATTTCTTATCAATTACTAAAGCAGACTTAACATCTAGAGGTAAGATTAGACCTATAGGTGCTAGACACTATGCTGCTAGAGCACAACTATTACAAAACATGTTAGGTGTCTTTAATAGTCCAATAGGACAGATGATTAGTCCTCATGTATCACCTAAGCTTGTAGCTAAGATGGTAGAAGAATATATGGGCTTTGACCAATATGGATTTATGAAAGATAATGCTGCATTATTTGAAGCTGCTGAACAAGAGAAGCTAAAAATGCAGATACAACAAGATTTACAGGCTCAACAAATTCAACCAGGAATGGAAGAGCAAATGGTTAATCAAGATATTCAACAGATGGAACAAATGCAACAACCTGTTGAAGGCACAGAACCACCTGTAATGTAACCGTAAAAGCTTGACTTTTACTTAAATATATGGTATAATTATAGTATGGATTTAAAAAGTGAAAAGGCTAAAGCCTTAACTAAGAAACAAGTTTTTGATGAGTTAAGAAGTTATCTTAATGAGCAAGTAGATATTTCAAATAGAAAGTGTATGGATGAAGAGAATTTTAGACTTCCTGCTTTTAATGAGTATCAAGCTTATCAAAGAGGTATACAGAAGGCTTTAACAAAACTATATAATTTATTACCTTGACCAAAGGAGATGTAACATGAATGATGAAGTAAAAACAGAAACAACTGAAACACCTGTACAAGAACCTACCCAGGAGACTGTACAAACAGATACTCAACCAAAAGCATTTGAGATTCCGACCGAAGCTCAAGACGTAATTGGAGAGGGTAAAAAGTACCAGAGCCCAGAGGATGCTTTAAAGTCAGTACCTCATGCACAGAAACATATTGAGACTCTTGAGTCTGAACTTGCAACTGTACGTGAAGAACTAACTAAGCGTCAAACTACTCAGGAACTGATAGATGAATTAAAGTCTGGAGTTCAAACACCAGCACAGACCGTGCAGAGTGGAGAACTTAATCAAGATAGTGTAATGGATTTGGTTAATCAAACTATTGCTACTAGAGAAAATAAAGCTAAGGCAGAATCTAATGCTAAGTCAGTGGCTGCAAAGTTTACTGAACAGTATGGTGATAAAGCTGAAGTTACTTATAACTCTATAGCAAAAGAATTAAGTTTATCCGTTAGTCAACTAAATGAGCTTGCAGCAACAAGCCCAACAGTAGTATTAAAAGCAGCAGGATTATCTGCAGCTAAAGCACCAGTAGCTAGTTCTAGTGGTGATATTAATACTGAAGCTCTAAGTCAATCAGCTAAACCAACTGATTTATCTGCAAAGGTAGCAGGTGGTTCAACTAAAGACTTATTAGCTGCTTGGGGTAATGCTAAAGCTAAAGTAAATCAACAGTCTTAAGGAGACTTAATAATGGCACATAATACTGCAAATACAACTGCGTTCATTGAATCGCAACAGTATTCTCAGTTTATTCTTGATAACTTACACGACTACCTTCTTCCAGAAGGAATGTATCGTGATGTAACAGACTTCGGTTCAGGTACAACACTAAACATTAAAACAGTTGGTACTGTAACACTTCAAGATGCAGCTGAAGATACACCATTGAACTTTACTAACATAGACACTGGTAACATTACTCTATCTATTACTGATTATATCGGTGATGCTTGGAAAGTTACTGATGACCTACGTGAAGATGGTTCACAAGTAGATACACTCATGGCTATGAGAGCTATGGAATCAACACGTGCTCTTGGTGAAAACCACGAAGGACGTTTTTTAGCCGTAGCTAATGGCGGACAAACAGCATCAGACCTTAACTTAGTTAATGGTCGTCCACATCGTTGGGTAGCTGGTGGTTCTGGAGCAGCAACAAGAAATGTTGTTCTTGCTGACTTTGTATCTATGAAACTAGCGTTTGACAAAGCTAATGCACCTGCATCAGGTCGTATTGCAATTGTTGACCCTATCGTAGAAGCAACTCTTAACTCATTAATCTCACAAACATCTGTAGTTAATAACACTCCGCAATTCCAAGGTGTTCTTAACGAAGGTTTTGCTAGAGACCATCGTTTCGTAAGAAACATTATGGGTTGGGATATTTATACTTCTAACTTCTTACCATCACTTACAGCAACAGAAGCTATTAATGGTGCAGCATATGACCTAGCTAATGATACAGCTGAAGTTGGTGATAAGGTTAACGTGTTCATGTGCGTAGCAGATGATTCATGTAAGCCTGTTATGCATGCATGGAGACGTGCTCCGCAAACAGAGGGTTGGAGAGACCAAGAAGAAAGAGCTGATAAATATCAGGTTACTTCTAGGTTCGGGTTTGGTGTTCAGCGTGCTGATACACTAGGCGTTCTATTAACTGATGAAGCAACTTACTAAGGAGAAAAGTTATGACTATTGAAATGGCTCCAGTTCGTGGCGTTGCAAATCATTATGGTACTCGTACTACTAAAAATAAATATGGTGGTCAAGAGTCTACTAAAATGGGCGTAGTTAAGTCCGCAGAATGGCACTTCTCATATGATGACTTGCCTGCTGCTCTTAACAGCAACCTACCACAAGTAATACCAGCAAACGCATCTATTGTGTCTGCTACTCTGTATATTGATGAAGCATTTACATCTACTTCTACTACTACTGACTTAACAGTTGGTCTTGAGCAGAAAGATGGTACTGATATTGACGTTGACGGTTTAGTCGCAGCTGCTGAGGCAACTCAAACAGCTATTGGCACAGCTGGTAACGTTGTTAACGGTGCTGGTGCATTAATTGGTACAGGCATCGGTGCAAATCCAGGTCAACTTATCGTAGATAAGTCAGCTGACGATTTGTTAACTGGTAAAGCAAGATGTGTCGTAGAATTCGCATACGACAAGTAATACCTCGGTAATGCCCTCTTAGGAGGGCTTACCCCTAATTTAATACAGGAAACAACCCAAGGAGGGTAAAGCCATAACTATTCAACATAATCTTATTACAGGTAGTGACCTACATGAACCAAAGGGAGTAGCGGCAGCCTCTAATAAGACTGTATATGTTGCTAATGGTTCTGGTTCAGGTGCATGGACAGCACCTAATGCAGTAGCTAATGTCTACATTGCATTTAATTCAGCTAGTCCTACATACACACAAGCTAATACTACATCAGATGTATTACTAGACCCTACATGGGTTAGTGGAGTTGTATCAGACTTTACAGTTCAAACATCACCTAATGCTAGACTTAGGTATGATGGTACAGATACAAAGAATGTTACAATTACTTTAGCAATGGCTTGTAATCAAGCTTCAGGTAGTAATAAAAATGTAGAGTTTGCCTTATTTAAAAATGGTACAGAAATAGCAGGCTCAAGAAGTATAAGAACTACAACAACAAGTGATTGGGGAAATATTACAGTTGTTGGAAGTACAACTATGGCTACTAATGATTATATAGAAGTTAAATCTAAAACTAGTGCATCAGCTACTATTCAATACGCTAGTTTATCTTTAAGAGTATTAGGAGTAGTCTAATGGCTAAAATGAATTTACTAGCAATGACTCAAGATATCTTATCTGACATGGATTCAGATGATGTCAATAGCATTAATGATAGTGTAGAAGCTTTACAAGTAGCACAGATAATTAAGACTACTTACTACAATATTATTGATGGTAAGAACTATGCATTTTTATATGAGCTTTTTAAATTAACAGCTAGTGGTACTGATACTAGACCTACTCATATGAGATTACCTGATGATATTATTGATTTAAAATTTATTAAATATAATAATAAAAAAACAGCTATAGCTAAAGATTTATTTCAATCTATTGAATATAAATTACCAGAAGATTTTATGGATATATTAGATGCTAGAGATAGCACTGCTACTAATATTTACAAAGTTACAGATACTACTGGTATTACTCTTAACATACTTAATGATAAATGTCCACAGTATTTTACATCTTTTGATGATGAAAATATTGTTATGGATTCTTATTTAAGTGCATTAGATACTACATTACAAAATTCTAAAACACAATGTCATGGTAAAAGGTCAGTAGCATTTACAATGTCAGATACATTTACTCCTGACTTACCTGTACAAATGTTTACATACTTACTTAATGA